TTGCGCGTAGGCCCTGCTCGCGCCATCTCAGCATTGCTGTACTGCTCTGATCGCCCGCGGTACTCCACATACTGCATAAAGGGTTTTAGCGAACTGGCGCCGACTGGCCACGATTTACCCCGATTGGAAACGACCACGCACAGTGAGCACCGATCTGCTGCTAATGAGATTGGGGCTTTTGCCAGCAACATACTTGGCGTCAATTTGATGCCTTGGCAGTACCGGGCATTGCATGGGCAAACGTCGGTAGCCGATGATGGTTCACGGCCTCGAGTGTCTTTAGTTTCCGTTGCGCGTCAAAACGGTAAAACGGTTGCTATTGCCAGCCTTATTGGTTGGTGGCTTGCTACTCAGGGAAAAGAGCGCGGGCAACCTCAAACCGTTATTAGCGTCGCGCACAAACTTGACCTAGCCACCGCATTGTTTAATTACCTTGCGCCAATACTCGAGGCAAAGTTTGGGGCTGAGGTTTCATGGTCATATGGCCGGCAAAAACTTACTATGCCCGATGGCAGCATTTGGCATGTTAGAGCTGCAACGCCGGGCGCTGGTCACGGCTACAGCGTGGATTTGCTCGTAATAGATGAGGCATGGGCGGTGTCTGAGGAAGCCATAGACCAAGGTTTATTACCCACGCAACGTGCACGCAAAAACCCTTTATGCAGTATGTGGAGTACCGCGGGCGATCAGAGCAGTACAGCAATGCTGAGATGGCGCGAGCAGGGCCTACGCGCAATAGACAGCAAAACCCCTGGTGGTTTGTATTTCGCTGAGTGGTCACCAAACCCCGCCACCATGGATTTAATGACACCCGCCGCATGGGCTTACGCAAACCCCGCGCTAGGGCACACATTGGAAATGGAAGTAATACAAAGCGAAAGCGAAGCGCCAAACCGTAACGCGTTCCTACGTTCGTCGGTAAACACATGGACTGCCTCAGCCTCATCGTGGCTCGAGCCCGGGCAGTTTGCTGCCTGCCTCACTACTGATACCGCGCCCGCTGGCGGTGTTTTGGCTGTAGAGGTTGGCGAGGATAACGCCCAATTTTACGGCGTGCGTGCCGTGATCTCGGGAACTAAAACCCACGTCGTAACCGCGTTTGTGGCTGACACCATGGCCGAAATGTGGCAACACGTGGAAACAGAAATAGCGCGATCACCAAACATAAAACTTGCCATAGTGCCATCGTTAGAAGTTCATTGCCCACCGCATTTAAGCCGGCGTAGCGTAATCGTTGGGTACCGCGAGTTAAACCGTTGGACTGCAGCTGCACGCTCAATAATTCTCGAGGGCCGCCTATTGCATAACGGCGAACATTTACTCAGCGAACACGTCGAGCGCGCCGTATTGGTAAAACACAATGGCAACATAGTGATTAGTTCGCAAAGGTCACCCGGGCCAATCTGTATGGCACGTGCGTTGGTGTTTGCAGTTGCGTTGGCTGGCAAACCTGCCGCTATGGGCAAACCAATAATAGTTAGCGCAAACCGCTAATGTTGCATACGGCGTCGGCTGGCAGTATCTAGCCTTTTCGTCGGGAACTGATCTAGACCCAGCCGATGCCACCAAACATTTAACAGATATGGCAAACTAAACCTATGGGCCTTTTCACACGTGCAACTACCGCCGCCGCGCAACCTGTAGTTAAGGCTGCCGCCGGCAGCAATGTTGGCATGTCGCAATTAGACAATTTTTACGCTTTTACTCAGGGCAATACTCGCCAGCGTGCAATGAGTGTGCCGGCGATAACAAGGGCCCGCGACCTGCTGGCAAGCGTTATTAGTTGCACGCCGTTAATCATGTATAACGAAATTTGGAACCCTGTAGATCGCGAAATGGAAGAAATAGAAATAGCGCCACGCAGCTGGTTGCGACGTCTTGACCCCGCGCTACCAAATGCCACACTATTTTCGTGGTTATTTGATGATCTATTTTTTACCCAGCGGGCGTTCCTCGCCGTTACAAAGCGTAGCGCTGACGGGTTTCCTATGGCGTTTCAGCGTATGCCAAGCGCCATGGTGCTTACACAAGATCAGGCAGGGCCGGTATTTTTTGCACCGTCTAAACAAATTATGTTTAGCGGTTTGCCAGTAGACCATCGCGACGTAGTGCAGTTCATTAGCCCTATACAAGGTTTGTTATACACAAGCCCTAACGCAGTTTTAACCTCATTAAAACTTGAGGGTGCGCGGTTGCGTTCAGCTGCTAACAGTTTGCCTAACGGCGTATTACGCCAAGTTGGCGGCGAGCCTTTATCGGCCGAGGAATTGCAAAATTTGTCGCAAAGTTTTGAGGCCGCGCGTTTGAGTAATACCGTTGCGGCGCTCAATGAATTTGTTACTTACACAGAAACCACTACAGACCCAAGCAAACAAATGCTGGTAGAAGCATCGGAATATCAAGCGCTAGAAATTGCACGTCTTGCAAATTGCCCACCATATTTGTTGGGCGTTGCTACTGGTTCATACAGTTACCAAAACAGTACGCAAGCACGCCAAGATTTATACATGTTTGGCGCAAAATTGTTTATGGACTGTATCGCTGAAACGCTTAGCGCTGACAACGTGCTACCACGTGGTACATACGTAAAGTTTGATATTGACGATTACCTAAGCGAAAACTATTTAATGGAAAAAGAAAACGAAAGTTACGACACCGCAGAAACGGGAGTAATGCCAAATGCTTAAATTAACTCAACAGGAATTAACACTCGACGCAGCCGGCCCCGACGGTATGCCACGCCGTACCCTTGCCGGGTTGGCGTTGCCTTACAACGTGGAAGCCACGGTAAGCGATGGCACTAAAGTAATGTTTTTGCCGGGCAGCCTTAATGCCGGTGGCAAGATGCCTAAACTTTATTTGGGGCATGACAGCAGTCAGGCCGTGGGCTTAGTTACGGCCATGATGGATAGTGAGGGCGGCATGCTTTATGAGGCACGCATTAGCGAAACCACCCTAGGTAATGAGGCGCTGGTATTGGCTGCAGATGGCGTTTTAGACGCTGTATCGGTAGGCGTAAACCCAACCAAATTTAGTTACGACGAAAACGGCACCATGGTTATTTCTGCCGCCGATTGGCAGGAACTCAGCCTCGTACCTTACGGCGCGTTTCCGGGTGCGTCGGTAGATCGCGTAGCGGCCAGTATCCACCATGAGCAAACTGAAGTAGTGTTAAATAGTGAACAGGAACCCGTAGAGGAGATTAACGAAATGTCACAGCCAGTAGAAGCCCCAGCAGTTATCGAAGCGGCACCAATGGCGCAACCATTGTACGCACAGGCACGTAATTTTAAGTTGCCAACAGCCGGCGAATTTATCGCTGCAACAATCCAAGGCGGCAGCGTACTTGCCGAAATGTCAGCACGTATTCAGGCAGCTGCACCAAACATTACCACGGCAGATACCCCGGGTATTTTGCCTGAGATCATCACCGGCAGCGTTTACGATGGGCTTAACCCAATCCGCCCATTTGTTACCGCAATCGGTACACGCGCAATGCCACAGAGCGGCGCAACATTCCGACGCCCAAAAATTACGGTGCGCCCAACAGTTACGCAACAGCCAACAGGCCAACTCAATACGCTTGACCCAAGCACCGTTACCGTTGCAAATAATGACATTTCCAAATTGACATTTGGAACTTATGTCACCATGTCGGAACAGGACCTCGACTGGTCAGACCCAGCCAGTATCAATATCGTGCTCAATCAGTTAGCAATCGCCTACGGGCAGGCCACGGATAATTACGCCGTAGATACTTGCCACGCTGCAATTTCACAAACCTCAAGCGTTGCAGACACAGCAGACCCAGCCGATTGGATCGCAGCCATTTACGATGGTGCACGTCAGATCAGCGCAAGCAGCAACTACCTGCCAACCCACATGGTTGTAACACCAGCAACGTGGGCAGCACTTGGCGCACTTGTGGATAGCACAGGCCGCCCAGTATTCCCACAGATCGGCGCAATGAACGCACCGGGCGAATTGTCCGCAGCGTCATGGAACGGCAACCCACTTGGTTTGGTTTTAGTAGTAGACAAAAACGCGCCGGGTTCATTCATGGGCCACGCTGCTGGACCTGCTGCAGGGTTCGAGTTTTACGAACAGCAAAAGGGTGCAATTTCAGTAGACGTGCCTAGCACGCTTGGCCGCACAATCGCTTACCGCGGTTATGCTGCAGCGTTTATGGCAGACGCTACTAAGTTCGTTAAGTTCGTCTGATAATCGGAAAAGAGGCCAGTTATGGCCGCTTACACGGTCACACATAAACAGTTACTTAGCAATTACGCGGTACTGCAAACACTCACACCTAATGATTTAGTTGTAGGCGGAACCTTTACGGTTGGTTCCGTTGCAGTACCGTTTAATGGCACGTTCACAGTTTACGATCTACCCGAGTATTTGTTTATCGGGTTAGACGATGAGGGCGACCTACTTTTTAACTACGAAATACCGCTACCTAATCAGGTGCTATACAAGTGCACCGGTACCGACGTACAGCGCACAGCCTCAACAGGCAGCATTACATTTACGCAAACCTGCACATGGATTACCGCTACACAAATTGAGGACTGGCTAGGCATCGGTACAGCGTCGGCACTCGATACCGCGTTTCTAACTCAATGCGCGTTAGCTGCTAACAGCCTCGCATTTACTCGACGCCAAGAGGCCGGTTACATTGACAGCCTCAGCACGTCACCAAACGGGCAGGTAACCCTCGGCACCATTTCCCTTGGCGGTTTCTTTTACCGTCAGCGCGGCGCCGTAACCGACTTTGCCACATTTGATGGCATGTCTGCCGGGGCGTCAGTTGGTTTAAGCCCAGCAATCAAAATGCTATTGGGCATACCTAAACCAGCGGTGGCCTAATGCCCGTTGCCTACACCGACCTATTTAACGAGGCGCTAGACGATCTAGCAGCGTCGCTAACGAGCATTACGGGCCTGCAGGTGGTAACAGACCCCCGCAACCTTGTGCCGCCCTGTGCGTTCATAGATGCCCCTACGTTTAGTGTTTATGGTGGCGGTGGCAACATCGTGCAAATGACCTACACCGTACGCATTATTACCCTTGGCCCGGGCAACCTTGACGCGCAACGCAACCTTATGCACCTAGCCAGTTTGGTGCTCGGCAAAAACGTGGCAGTAACCAGCGGGCGCCCAACTATTGCGATCATCGGCGGCGCCGAAATGCCAGCGTATGATTTAACAATAGAGATGCAAGCCCAAACAAGTTAGGACTAAACCCCATGGCATACAAAATTATTAGCCCCCGCGTCGGTACCCCCGGCGATGAATTTGACGCCGAGGCTGCAGAGGCCAACGGCATTAACATTGCCGCGTTACTCGAGGGCGGGTTTATAGAACAATCCACAAACGAAACCGCAAAACCTGCTAAAACTAATAGCAAGAACTCAGCAAAGGAATAACCAACTATGCCAACCTCAACTTACCTCAGTAACCCAAACGTAACCGTGGGCGCGGTTTCCTTGCAGGACCAATGCCAAGGTTTAGTTTTCACCCGGACTATCGAAGCCCTAGAAAGCACCGCGTTTGGAACTAATAGCAGGTCCTACGTAGCGGGCCTCGAGAATTCCACCTTGCAGCTTGACCTTTACGCGTCGTTTGCATCATCGGAAACATACGCAACGCTTAAAAGTTTGGTAGGCACGCAGGTTACGGTTTCATGGTCACCGTCAGCAACCAGCCCGGGAACCGCAACTAACCCAACGATGACGCTAACCGGGGCATACCTAGAGGCGCTGCCATACACAATGGCCATGGGTGCCCTTGGCACAATGTCTGTGACGTTCACCGGCGGCGTGTACTCAGTAGTAGAAGTATAAATTAAAGCCGGCAACGGCCCGACACGAAAAGGCAAGTAATGCAACTACATCTAAAAGCCACGTTTAACGATGGCACCGTAAATGAAGTAACCACTAACTTAATGACCATTGTTAGTTGGGAACGCAAATTTAAGCGCAAAGCGTCAGAGATGGCGCAAGGTATTGGCATTGAGGATTTGGCCTATTTGTGTTATGAGGCTACGCGTTTCTCAGGCATTACAGTACCGGGAACACTTGACGCGTTTATTACATCGTTGGCGTCTATTGAGGTAGTAGAGCAGGCAGACCCAAAAGCCTAAACGGCACGGTGCGTAGAGCGCTGGCCGAGATTTTAGTAGCAACAGGGTTTTGGCCTAGTGAGATATCATTCGAGTTAGACGATATGAACGCCACCATAGAAATACTTAATAAGCAACGTGGCGGTAGGTAATGGCGTCGCGCTCGGCTATCCCGCAAATTGACGGTATTAAAGAGGCGTTAAAAGCGCTAAATGATTTTGACCCTGCCTACAGGAAACAGATCACTAAAGACATACAGAGCACCGGTGAGGTTATTATTGCTGAGGCTCGCAGCATGGTTTCCCATTTTGATAACAGCAAAGGAACAGGCGAGCCGTTAAGCGGTATGCGTCGCGGCAACCTCATTAAAGGCCGTAACACCCAATGGCGTACAGACGCCGTTAAAAAAGGTTTTAAGGTAAAGGTAGGTGTACGCGCCAGCAAAGAGCGCTACGTGAATTACAACCGCACTACCGACGGTGTGGTAACCCATACCGAGCAGGTGGTTTACGGCAGTAAGCCTTATCAGTTAATGGTTATCCAACAGGCCAACGCAGCTGGCGCGATCTATGACCATGCCGGGCGCAACACACAGAGCATGTTTGTTACCAACTTAAACGCTGAGGTAGGCGAACAGCCTCGAGCCATTGACAAAGCAGTTACTAATAACCGTGAGGCAGTAGAAGCCAAAGTAGAGTTAGTAATTAACGACGTTGCCCGGCGCACAAATATGAAATTAGGTTTTAACCGTGGCAATTAACATACCGATCATTTCAAGCCTTGACGGTACCGGGTTTGCTAAAGCCTTAACCCAACTAAAGAAATTAGAAACCACCTCAGAGCGTGCCGGGTTCATTGCGGGTAAAGCGTTTATACCTGCCGTTGCTGCCATGGGTGCACTTACCGCGGCTGCTGGTTTTAGCGTTAAAGCCGCTATAGAGGACAGCGCCGCGCAAGCCCAACTAGCAAAGACATTGCAAAACGTCGTAGGTGCAACCGACGCACAAATTAGCGCTACCGAAAAGTCCATTAGTGCTATGGCTATGGCTACTGGTGTTGCTGACGATCAGTTACGCCCCGCGATGGCCTCACTCGTTTTAGGTACGCAAGACGTTGCACAGGCTAACGATGCACTTGCATTGGCGCTCGACGTGTCGGCAGGTACGGGGGCTGATTTAGCGACAGTAAGCGACGCGCTATCCAAGGCGTATGGTGGAAATTTTAAGGCGTTGCGCCAGTTATCGCCACAGTTGTACTCAATGATTAAAGACGGTGCCAGCCTCGATGAGGTTATGGCTGAATTGTCGCGCACGTTTGGTGGTTCGGCAGCCGTAGCAGCGAACACAGCCGAGGGCAAATTTAAGCGCTTAAACGTCGCGCTAAGTGAAGCAGCCGAAGCAATCGGGTTGGCAATTTTGCCAGCCGTTGAGGCCGTACTGCCGTACCTCATTAGTTTTGGTAATTGGGCGCAAGACCACGTAGGTACGCTCATGGCTGTAGGTACCGCTATTGCTGCCATCGCTACCGCGCTTATCGGATTTAAGGCCGCGCAAGTAATTGCTAACGCTGTAACCGTGGTAACCACCGCGCTTAACTGGTCACTTGCCGCCTCAGCTGCAGCCGCTAACACAGCGCTAACCATTGGTGTTGGTGCTGCCGCTATTGCTGCCGGGCTTGTAGTTGCAGCGGGCGCGTTTATGGCGTTTAAGGCTGCAACCAAAACCAGCGTAGAAACCATAAAACCGTTTGGCCCGCAACTCAGCGAAATAAATAACGGCCTTGGCCAGTTGCCACCAAAACTCGAGGGCACCGGCAAAGCCGCTAAAGCCATGGCAGACAAAGTAAAGGAAGCCAGCGAAGCCCTTACAAAGTATTTAGAAGCCGCGCTAGCCGATGCACAAACACAGTTAATAGACGCGCAATCGGCGTTTAGTGATTTTGCTACTGAGGTAAGTGACAGCATTAAAGACGCGTTTAGTTTTGCTGACGCCAAAGACGCTGGCGATGAAACAGGGGCAGGGTTTCTACAGGGCTTGCGCGATCAAGTAGCAGGAATTGTCAAGTACGGCAAAGACGTTAAAACGCTATTGGAAATGGGCCTCAGCGAACAGGCATTACAGGCCGTGCTCGACGCGGGCGGGGAAAGCGGCGCTGCCATTGCAGCCGAGTTGATCGCTGGCGGTGTCAATGCAATTAAGGAAACAAACGATCTAGTAATGGCTGCCGATAACGCAGCTGCAACCATCGGCCAGCAGGCTGCTACCGCATGGTTTGGCGCTGGCGTAGATAACGCTAAGTCATATTTGCAGGGTGTCGAGGCGGCATTTAATGAGGCACAAAAACGCCTAAAAAATAAGGGCCTTAAAATTGCTGACATTAAAGGCATTAGCGCTGGGTTCAGCGAAGCGATTACACGCCCACAGGTTGCCTCAGTTACCCCACTACCTGCAGGGCAAAGTTACGGCGTTACTGGTGGCGGTGACATAACTATTAACTTGTCTACCCTTGTGCCAAGTGCACAAACTGGCGAAGTAATCATTAACTCAATACGCGCATACAACAGGGCTGCAGGCCCGGCAAATATCGCGGTGGCGTAATGGCTACCTCGGTAGTTGCCAGCGGAGACTATGAACTATTTATAGACACTGGGTTTATGCTCAACGCGTTTACCTTGGATAGCGCGACCCGTGGAATACTTGGAAGCACCGAATACGTTTTAGACGGCGTAAGCGAATTTGCCCCAATGATGGAATACAGCAAAGCCATTAGCGTTAATCGAGGGCGTCGCGAAATAGGCGATCAGTTCAGCGCTGGCACAATGACGTTTAGCCTTGATGATAATTTGGCTGGTGGGATATTAAACCCGCTGTACTCGTCTAGCCCGTTCGTAGACCCTGCAGGGCAGTTTACGCTTGCCCCGTTGCGTAGGGTTTCGTTTGGGCGTTACAACAGCGCTAACGCGTTCGTGCCGTTGTTTGTTGGTCAGATCGTCAATTATGACTACTCGTATGAATTGGGCGGAAATAACACCGTTACCGTGTATTGCGCTGACGATTTTTATTTACTGGCTCAAACGTCAATGTCAGAATTTAACGTATCCGAGGAATTAAGCAGCGCCCGCTTATCGGCTGTACTTGATCGGCCCGAGGTTGCTTACCCGGCATCATCTCGCAACATTGAAACAGGCACTCAAACCCTAGGCGGTGCTAGCGCGTACACAATCCCTAACGGCACAAACGTAAAGGCTTACATAGACCAAATACAGGCAGCCGAGCAGGGCCGTATTTTTATGTCACGTGCAGGGGTGCTGAATTCTGAACCGAGAATAGGACTTACATTTAGTGGCAGCGTGGCAGATTTCCACGACGACGGCACCCAAACCCCATACAACAATTTGGCCATAACCTATAACGCCGATCAGGTGGTAAACCGCGCAAGCGTGCAACACCTTGGCGCTACAAGCCCGCAAGTGGCAAACGATACGGCAAGCCAAGCAAAATACCTAATCCAAACCACAAGCATTACAGACAGCCTTTTACACAACGACGCTGCAGCTGCAACCCTCGCCAGTTACCTGCTAGTTGGCGAACCAACAGCCACATTTACAGGCGTACAAACCGATTACCTAATGCTCACTAACGCCCAACGAGAAACGCTAGCCACCGTAGATATTGGCGACACGATCACAATAACTAACACAATTACTGGCGGCCAAGTAGCCCAAGAACTAAGCGTCGAGGGCATAGAACATAGGCTTGATTTTGTGGCAGGTCACCGCGTTACCTACTACACCGCGCCTACCGTACTTGCCTACCAATTTGTACTAGACGACCCAATTTACGGAAAACTTGATATACAAGACCCACAGCCAGTTTTAGCGTAAACTAGAACCATGGCTACACCAACCACACTGCCGGCCAGTTTCACTACCGGGCAGGTCTTGACCAGTACGCAAATGAATAATTTGCGCGGCGCGTTTCGCGTTTTGCAAGTTGTCAGCACCGCAAAAACAAACCAATTTACTACCACAAGCACATCATTTACAGACATAACAGGGTTAAGCGCGACCATCACGCCATCATCGGCAACTAGCAAAATACTTATATTTGCAATGGTCAGTATGTCTACGTCAGCTGCCACGGGCGACAGCGTTTCTATTCGTTTGTCGGGTGGTAATTCCTCAACTTTTGTGGGTGACGCAAACGGCGCAAACAGAATTAGAGCAGCTTTATATAGCAATAACCGCGCAGACTGGGGCGTAACTCATTCTATTTTGCCCGGCAACATTGTTTATTTAGACAGCCCAGCCACTACGGCTGCAACCACCTACCAAGTACAGGCTCGAGTAGCAGCAGGAACATTTCGATTAAACGGAGTTGGCACGGATAGCGACACAGCGCAATTTAGTACGACACCATCGAGCATTACGGTTTTGGAGATAAGCGCATGAGTATTGACTATTCAGCCGTATTAACCGCTAATTACTCAACGTCACAATGGACATTAGACGGCGACACATACGACGGCCTCGTATGGCTTGATAGCACGCCTAAGCCAACACAAGCCGAATTAGATGCACAATGGCCAGCCGTGGATTACCAAAACCAATACGACTACGTAAGCCAAACACGCCATAACGAATACATTGCTAAAAGCGACCCGATATTTTTTGAGTGGCAGCGCGGAACAAAAACGCAAGCCGATTGGGATAACGCCGTGCAAGCAATTAAAGACGCAAACCCTTACCCGCCAGCCCCTTAATGAAATGGCGTTATATGATTGGTTACGCGCTATTTGTAGCGGTAGTGATTTGGGGTTGTAGTGGTTGCACGGTTTCTAAAACAAATATCGAGTACCAATGTTTTACAAAGGCAGCATGTGAATAAAACACCTGAACAACACCACGCCTCACTAATTGTTTTTGTGGGCCGCCTAATGGCATTGTGCTTTTCTTTTACCGTTATGGCATTTATTTACGGCATTTTGTTTGTAGATCAGCCAACCGAGCAAGCCCCTACCGACGCTCAACTAATTGACCTATTAAGCACGTTGCTGGTTTTTCTTACTGGCACACTTAGCGGCCTAGTTGCGTCTAACGGACTAAAGAGTAAGCCCGGCAACAATGCACCCACCGATTAAAAAACTGGTTTTACCAACTAACTTGGCACACGTTAAGCCGGGTGAATTGCCCGCCAGCCTGTTGGTAGATGTTAAGCCGTTTGGCAAATTGCACCCGTTAGCAGCGAACGCATACAACGCGGTTAGAGCTGCCGCATTTGCTGAGGGCATTAAACAATTTAAGCCAACTAGCGCGGGTGACACTTACCGCAGTATTGCGTTACAACGCCAAGGGTTTTTAGCGCGTTACCAACTGGCACCTATTGACGGTGTTAAACCTCGAGTGTACGAAAACAAAAACTATTACCTAAAGCCGGGCAATGCGCCAATGGCAGTACCCGGTACCAGCCGGCATAACCTCGGTTTGGCCTGTGATTTTGCGAACATGTCGGGCGCCACGTTTGAGTTTATGTGTGAGGTTGGCCCTAAGTTTGGTTGGTCACTTGAGGTAATGCCAGCCGAGCCGTGGCATTGGTTTTACTGGCCCGGTGACAAAGTACCTGCAGCGGTAACCCAATACTTGCAAGGGCTTGCGCCAGTATCCCCCACCGCGTAACACGCGCCTACTACCGTTTTCGTACCGACGAAAAGAGGTTTACCGCGCATGACTGAACTACAAACCTTTACCTATGAAGCATTTGTAGGCAGACTAGAAAACGGCCAGCAAGTACTGGTACAGATTTTTAGAAACCCTGACACACTCGAAGTACTACACAGCCAAATTGCGTTTAAGACCATTGCTAGCGGTACATGGCAAACGCCCTACACGATTGAGAAACTATGACCATTGCATTAAAAGCCGCGTTTACCGCGCTATTCACTATTGCAGCTGCCGGCATTGCGCTAGCCCTACCAGCATCGCCTACAACTGCACCCGACCGCCCCGTAAGCACTACCACCGTTTACGAGGCAACCCCACCTACTACCACCACGTTGCCCGCATACGTGAACACATGCACGCAGGTAGCCACATTGGCACTTGCTGAGGGTTTACCGCCTAGCGAACTAGAAACAGCGCTACGGGTGGCTAATCGCGAGAGCCGATGCACAAGTGATGCGTTTAATGCCTACGACACGAACGGGGGCAGTTATTCCATTTACCAAATTAACGGTTATTGGTGCCGGCCAAACCAGTATTGGCCTACCGGCTGGTTGCAGGCTAAAGGCATCGTAGAAACGTGCAGCGATCTATTTGACCCAACCGTAAACACTCGAGCCATGGTTGCTATTTGGCGTAACAGCGGTTGGCTACCATGGAAAACAGCAAACTAAATGCAAGAACAGCCATACCCCGACAATTCACTAAGTGAGGAAACCCGACGCATGTTAGACCCAACAGCAAACGCAATAACAAAACACCAAATGGCTGTATTTGATCTCATAGATGAAATATGCAGGCCCGCACATATCCCCTACAAACCTAAGCACGCAGACCTAATAGCCCGACTAAAGCGCGTTGCAACTGACCTAGACCTAAGCGGCGACGCAACAGGCTGGCAGGCCGTTAGCGAGGCAATCGAAGCATTAGGCGGCTGACGTGGTAACAGTAAAACTGACACCCGAACAGATATTTAATGCGCGTGACGTGGCATATAAAAAAGCCATGGAGTGCGAAGTAGGCAAAATGAAAAACCGTTACAACGTGCCGGTAGCCAGTACAAGTTATGACCGCCACCTAAAAGGGTGTTACGGGGAACAGGCTGTAGCTGCTTACCTTGGCGTTGAGTGGGGTTTTACCGCCTATGACCCTAAAGCCAACGACGTTGCAGGTTACGAAGTACGCGCCACATACCATGCAAACGGGCGTTTACTCACACACAAAGAGGATAAAAACGGCTTATACATTTTGGCGATCATTGACCGCGACGACTACAGCGTAAACCTTGCCGGCTGGTCAAACCTTAAGCGTTGCAACACACCGGGCCGTTGGGCAACTGATCTACCTCTACCTTGCTACGCGATGCCACAAACCGAGTTATGGCCTATGGAAATGTTGCCCGCAACTGTGTTATACCAATCTGCTATAAATAACTAATTAACCCGACTAACAGTAAAGGCACCCGACATGGCGTTTAACATTGACAATTACGTAGACGTACCAACTCGCTTAGCGGAAGCGTTAAAGCGTTTTCCTGATTTACGCATACAAGAAACCAGCGCCGAGGTAGTCACCATGCCTGATGGCTCGACCTTTTACCGTTGCACCGTTACCGTTTGGCGCGACGATAAAGACCCGTTACCGAGCATTGCTACAGCTGCAGAGCCTTACCCGGGCAAAACCCCATACACCAAAAACAGTGAGTTCATGGTTGGTATGACTAGCGCGTTAGGCCGTGCGTTGGGTTACATGGGGTTTGGAATAAACAAAAGCATTGCCAGCCGTAATGAAATAGAAGCGCGGCAAGACCCTAAAAAACCTGATGCACAAATAGCACCAATCCGGCGCGAAACCTCGAGCGCTCACCCTAAACAGGCCAGCCAAAAACAGGTTTACTTTATTAAGTCATTGGCTAAGGGCGCGGGGTTTGATGAGGCAGCGCTGCACGATTACATCGCGGTAACGCTTAACAGCGATGCTGTAACACTTGAGACGCTGAACCCTGAACAGGCTACGCAAATAATCGACGCGTTAAAGACGTTGCCAAGTAGTAAGGCTGACTGATGGACATAATGCAGCAACTAGAACTACTTACCCGCATGGTGCGCCTCATTGAGGAAATGCAAAGCACCGCCGATTACATAGGCAAAGACAAAGTAATAAGCCATTTGCGTTGGGGTACTGAACATTTGTCTAATGACATTTGGGCAAAAACAATACACAAGCATTACGAGGCAGCCAATGGGCATGCTTGAGGCGCAATTTAAAAACAGCGTTATAGAGATCGCCACTCGGTATGGCTGGTTAGTTCACCATGACCTACCAGCGATGAACAGCCGAGGCAAATGGGCTACACACATACAGGGTGATAGCGGTTTCCCTGACCTTGTGCTACTGAATAGCAAGGGTGTGCTAGTTTTCGCGGAACTTAAAACAGATATCGGAGTAGTACGCAAAACACAGGAACGTTGGCTCGAGCGTTTAGATAAAGCCGGCGTAATTGTGCAAGTGTGGCGGCCTAACCAGTTGCCTGTAATCATACGTTTTCTAGCCAGCGCGTAAGCGCGTAGGACTAGCCAAGCCCTAAGCCCGTTGCACGGTAGTTGGGAACATACGGCAACGTAGGTAGTACGCCATGCCCGTAATCATGCTTGACGAAATGACCGGGCCGCTGGCGTGGCAGGCTGTAAACATAATCAGCCAATGAGTAGTTAAGTGGGTACGGGTTAGGGCAACCCCGTGGGTGGGGCTTTAGCGCATTAGGCTTTACATGGTGTAAGCATTGACATACACATAACAAACATACGCACAAGGATTAGCCCGACATGATAAATAACCAACCAACACCAACAGCAAGGCGCTTGCGCCGCGCTAGCACAAGCCGTAGGCGCGTGAGTAATGCCAAGTAAACAGCAGGGGCCACGTGCTCGAAGCACAGCAGAATACAAAAAGAATAAACGCATACTGCTAGCAGAAAACCCATTCTGCCATTGGTGCGGTATGCCAGCAAGCGAAGCAGATCACCTAATAGAAGTTGATCGCTGGCCTGCAGACCAACCCGGTGTTAATTCACTAGAAAACATGGTAAGTGCATGCAGAAAATGCAACGCAACACGCGGCAACCAGTACCGTGCAGCTCGAGACGCCGGCAGAATAGCAACCGCAAACCCAATGCCAGTAAGGAAAACAGAACCCCAACACTCACAGCGTTTTTTTGGGGAAACAAGAGAAGCCGTTTTTATC